GCAGTAGAAGTAGATATTAGGTAGATATGCTTGCCACTATTGCTAATTACAGCGCCAGAATATGACTGCGAGGCAATACTTATGCTTGTTATAAGCACCGCTGTTGATATATCACCATTTGAGATATTATAAGAAGCCAGCTCATTATCAGCATCACCAATGACATAAAGCACTGTCTCATCGCTATTATATGACGCGTGTACTGCTTTATTTGGAAGATCAGCAACAGGGTCAAATGTAGCACTAGCAGATGCGTTTGAAATGCTCCCGCCAGAGGTAGAAAACTGATGAATTATGCCTGTAGACATATCCACCCATAGAACCTTTGTAAGGTCAGCATTAGCACTAAAATGCGTGCTTACGCCAGGGGTTAGATTGTCACCGTCATCGTTATAGAAATCGCCCTGCGAATATACCGCTGTGTCTAAATCCCATGGGGTAGCAAGTGACACGCTCCAAATAGTATGGGTTGTGCCAAGACCAAGTAAAAAAGCACTTCTTCCATTTGAGTTAAATGCAATACCGTCAAAGGCTGTTGTCGTTGGTGAATCGACATCTTCTTCCTCGTTAACCTTATCATCCAAATCGTTAATAGTTTGCAAGTCTGAGCCTGGAAAATAATGCTCATTATCGAGTGTGCGCCTAAAAACAGACCCTCCCTCAAGTGTGCTAAATAAATATTTTCCATCGGCAGTTAAAAAGGCGGATTTCGTTGTGCTTGTTAGTGACTCAGTTTCAGCACCGTCATAAAGCCCAGTTGATATATCGTTATCAACACTCATTCGATATTGGTAGATAGTTGCTGTATTAGTTCCAACTATAAAAGCATCTTCGCCAGCAGCGTTTAATGTCACACCTGTAATGCTTGTCTCCTCATCGGAAACATCAAGCGACAATTCAGCATAACCAGCATTATCAAGCGACCACGGGAAAGTGTTAGCCTCACACGGTGGCTGTGAGTATGTGTTCTGACAGAAATCAGCAACAATTCCGCACATCGTGACGGGCTTGCGGCCTAGCTTATCTTTTTCTGTGTTATAGCTCATTTCGTGCCATTAAACTTAATGGAAAAACTCATATACAGCGAACTACTATATTTAGGCGGGGATATTGTTGAATCAGTCCATGCGAGCATAATCTCATCGGTATAGGTCACAGTATCCCATGACATAACAAAGACAGCAGGCGTTTGAGCATAGGTAATAAATGGCTCAAGGTCAGACCTAATCCATGCCGGATCAATGTTCGTAAAGCTGATGTTCCCATCAACGCCTTGACTTAACTGGCTTCCACCAATAAATGCACCCGATTCTGATCTTGACGTTTTAGCTTTAATTGTTGGGGCTATTGTCGGCACGGCAAAGCCTACCTCTGCATTGTGTGGCATTTCTGTATATTCGCCAATCTGAATACCCGCTATTGATGGCAGGGTTGTCGCTGAATTAACCAATAATCGCCAATATTTATGACTTGAACTTGTGAATGCCTTATAAATTGTATTGTTATCAGACGGTGAAATAGCCGTAAAAACATCAGACCAATCTGTATTATTATCAGAATACTGTAATTTATACGACGAACTGTGATCAGATAGGTCATGCCCCCATACAGCAACATAATCAGCCGCCTGCACAGCAGCAAACGCCACCTTTAGATAGCTATCTCCTGTCGCTGTAGGCTTCCACCAATCATATCCAAAGCCATCGTAAGCGTTCTCTTTTTCGTAACCTGTGGCCTCTGTAGAAGCCGTCACAGTCACGCCTGTTGTGGTAAATAGATTCTTGTATCCAATATGGAAAGCCATTATGAAAGCACCAGTCGTGTATCGCTGCCCATATCGACAAGCGTATCTTCAAAATCGTTAATAAATTGACGCATCGTGTCGGTATTTGCGCCTTCACCTTGTACGTCTACAATTAGCTCATGCCTGACTGGTACTGACTCTGGGATCGACGTATCAACAGCAGGCACGGCAGGAGCAACACCAGCTGTCTCTGATACCGTTGTTGAACTAGTGTCACCAACCCCTGCTATTTCAGCAACACCAGAGGCAATAGCCAAGCCAGTCGCTATAGCGGCTGTTGACTCTATCGCCGCAACAGTGGCACTAGCCCTTAATAATGCAGCCTGCGCCCCAGCCTCATCGAACAAAGCCCTATGTGCCGCCGCCTCAATCTGACCATAAGCGAATACTTGAGAAGATGCCGCCGCCGCCTGTATATTAATATCCTTAACGGCTTTGGCTGTCTGAATAGCCGTTAATACAGCAGCGACCGCCTTATTCTCTCCGGCGAATTTGTTTAGCAGAGCAACACCTTGGTTATAAGCAGTTTCTTGAATAGCGCCAACTTGGTCAGCCATATCCTGCTCACCTTGGATTCTAAGTTCGTAACCTTCCTCTGCTATTCTTAGCTCCTCATCTACAAGTTCATGCAGTATTTGTAACTTAATAGCATTAGCCAATAATTGAGCTTCCATCTCGTACGCTGCGATAAGAGCTACCTTCTCAGCCGCCGCAGTTGCAGCCGCTTCTGCCGCTGCTGGATCTGCGCCAGCTACATCTATTGCACCAGCAGCAGTAATGGCCTCGATTTTTGCATGTTCAGCAGCAATATAAGCCGCCGCTGATTTATCTACTAATGCAATTTCCTTGATAAGTTGCTCATTTATCGCAATCCTCATGTTCATTGTCTGTTCATCTGAGAGGAACAGACTCTGAATAGTTACATTTAGATGGCTTGCAGCAGCGCCGACCCTTGATGCAAACTTATCAAATTCGCCATAGGTTGCGACAAATAAGCTTGGGAGTAATTCGACACCATCTGTCAAGGCATTAACGCCTTGTATTATCGTGTCAAGCGCACCTTTTGTTGTGCCTCCGCCTCCTGCATCGGAGAACGTAACAAACAAATCATCAACAGAGTCGCCAAGATTTGAAATCTTACCGTTGATAGTGTCCATTTGACCAGCCATTGCACCAGCAAACTGAGTCTTACCAATATCTTCAAGGTAACCAGTTATTTCTTTTGAATTCTTACCGACTGTTGTAGCTACATTCTGAAATGTAAAGGTGACGTTTTCACCTTCTGATCTGGCTTTTATTCCGAACTCTTTTAACCGTTCAAACTCACCAGTTGAGGCATCAGCCACAGCCTCTATCATCTGATTGAGGGATTTCCCCATTGCTGATGACGTATTACCAAAGCTCATTAGCTTTTCTTCTGTCGGCGCAATGCCCAATGCTTTTAACTTAATAAACGCATCTGTCAGTTCTTTAACTTGGAATGGTGTCTCTTTTGCGAAATCCCTTATACCAGCCATTGCTAGACTGGCTTTTTCTGCACTGCCTGTTACGGTTTCAAGGCTCTTTTGCATCGACTCAAAAGCACCAGCGGTTTCAATGAATTTGCTAATAACCATTGAACTAGCCAGTGCCGTGACAGCCGCACCCAAAACACTAAATGAGCTTGATAGGCTTTTGGTAGACTTCTCGTTCTTACCTGACTGACCATGTAGCTTTTTAAGCTCTTTGGTTGCCTTAACAACACCGGAGCTATCAATGTAAAGACCTAATTCTGCTATGTCACTCATTGTTCCGCCTAATTAATTCAATATCGATCATTAATAATGACTCCCAAGGTGACAAGCAAACACCCGTCACAGACTCATAATCTCTAATTGCTGAATATGTCAGATCGACACATCCCCTTTTTATCGCGCAGAATAATGTCCACAAATACCCCAAATCTTCGGGGAAGGCTACCTTATTCAGCAAGCCATCAGGTTGTATTCCACTACTCTTCTCTACTTGCTCCCAATGCTTGATCCGTCTAACTGGCTTGCAGCTTTTAACCTGGTGCTTAGGGTCGTACCCGTGAGCATGAAAATACCAATCGGCAAAGGCGGCTAATCTGTCGCCTTGCCTTTGGTAAAATTTACACGCTTAGAAAAGAACCTGTCAACCTGTTCCATAATGTACGGCGCATTCAAAAAGAGCTGCTTAACCTTATCAGTAGAGAATTCGACCTCTTTGCCTTTAGACTTGAACCCACGCCAACTAATAACACAGTTAGCCAGGGCATCAGAGGCCGTTTCATCGGGGTCTATTTTCACTCTGTCAGCATCGGGCATACTTCTAATAATCATAGCCCTCTGCTCAAGTGAGTGCTTCTCTTTGCGCCATGCTTTAGAGTCGATACCCTTGATTAGCAGATACATATCAGTGGCTTTGCCATTCATATCATGTATTTGCACCTCTGCGCCATCCTCATGGCTTGGCGTGGTAAATAGCTCCTCATAATCCATTAGATTGGATTCCTTTCAATAGTAATGTTTGAACCTTCTGTAGAGTCGTACAGCGCCGTAAATGGCAGGGCTATAGTAATCTCACCTTCACCCTCTACGTCTGGCTGACCACCCGTGTACTTGATGTTAGGCAATGTAAAGTCGTAAGTATTACCCGCCAAATCTTCAAGAATAAACACCAAGCTTGATGCTGTCTCATTGATAAACTTATCAAGCAATGTCTTAGACTGGAAATAAGTCGTAAGCGTACCAGTAACTCGTGACTTGCCTATGACGGGCTGATCAGTGGTCGCACTACCTACCGCGAACAAAGGTGACAAGCCATTCTCTAGCGTCATCTCAAGCGATGTGACAGTACCAATTGCACCGCCGCCCTCTGTGATGCTTCCAGTGAATGAGTCAAAAGGTTCAGTAGTCGTTGCAGAGCCATAAGTAGCACCGGATAAAATAGCCGTGCCGATTGCTACGTCTTGAGCAACAATGCCCATGGTTCCAGTGACGATTGCATCAGGGGTAACAGTAAGGCTTAATGTATTAACCTCTGCACCTGTGTATCTATGCCATTCTGGAACAGATAAATTTGCAAACTTGCGCTCAAATGTAAAGCTACGTCTGGTTGTTCCAGCCTGTAGCTGGTCAATGCCTGCGCTTGGTGTATCAACGTCCCATGTGCCGCCTAATGCAGCCTCTAATAGGTCATCAAATGTGCCATAAGACAACTCAATACCAATGTCGCCAGCAACCGATTTATTGCCGTGTCTAAAGTGGGCTATCTGTCTGTCTGCTCTAATTTCAGCAGATTCTAATGATGTCTTTGACAGACCAAGCGAGCAGCTAGTGTGTCGGGCATCGATAAACGTGGGACTTGTCGGAGTTGTTCCGTAGGTTGTATCTTCTTCAATAAAGGCTAGTGAGTGCCTTGACCCTGTTCCTGTAATCGCCATGTTATGACCTCGCGTCTGTTATTGCTGTATAAATTATTTCGACAAAAGTGTGATACCAACCATTATTCTCGTTGATGCCTTCCTTTAATGTCGCGCTTTTAATTCTTAATGTTAGACCATTATACGCTGGATAAGCGCCTCTTTTGAACCTATCTGCTATTAAATCAGCCATAACAGAGGACTCGCGTTTGCCCTCACCAGACGGCGCAAATATGTCTACTTGGTAAATGCCTGTAACATGGTCTTGACCGCTTGCACCTAAAGTTACTTGAACAAAGCTGCCACTCATATTCGTTGGTCTTGCGTATAACGTACCTTTAGTCGGCTCATAAGGGTTATTAGGCCATGCTACAGGCGGCTTTCCTGACATATCATTCAAGTGCTTATCTAAAGCCGCGCTTATGTCTGTGAATGTGGTGCTCATTTAGCTGCATCCCGAACGATTGAACCAAACTCTGCAACAGTGACCTTTACCATGCCAGTCGGAGCTTGCTTACTATGCCCATCTTCAATAGGTATTGCATAAGGCAGATTGTTTGATATGTATGTTTTTTTTCCAAGCATAATATTAGGGCTAATCTGCCAATGACCCCTTAACCTTCCAGTATCGACAGGAGTTCTAACGACAATGCGACTAAACATTTCAAGACTAACGGCACGAAATATCGCCAAAGACCTTGCCTCTGCCTTTTTAATAAATTTATTTACATCGCCGCTAAAGCTCATTACTTCCTCAATTGAATCTTGTTTATAACCGTTGTACCGCCAGGGCTGATAGGCTCTACATTCATCACCCTATAAACAACGCTGTCTACAGTGCATTCATCATTCTGCTCTGGAACTGTCGATGTGCTTTCTACAATTAGCCTAA